ACGCTTCCATATATTTAACTCACCTTGGATGTTTTTAAGGTTTTCAGGCGTACATACTTCTAGCCGGTCGTAGCACTTATTCTTCTCTTGGGTGGCCCAAACCATGAAAACATCCCACTCTGGGCGATTCACAACGGCGGTTAGGCGGTCAAAGGGAAGACTCTCACTCATGCCACATCCTCCATGTAATTTACGAAAGCAATCAACTTGTTATAGTCCCATACTGGTTTGGCCGGTTCTTGGGCATCAGGCCATTGAGCAATAGACTTCTGGATGATGGTGATTGAACCGAGACCAGACTTTCTCGCCTCGATATTGCGTTTTGCAACACGAACAAGTCCTACGACTGGTCTGCGCTCGTATGTGTAATTAGCATTATTTTGTGCCTTTTTAGGAACCGGGACTTCGTTACTTGCTTCTCTTGTTGCGGGTTCTGGCACCGGAAGTGCTATGTCGGTTTTGACATACTGGAACGGACGAGCATTGGGGTCCGCAAGAGGAATATGCTTGATTTTAGGGGCATCCTCTACATCGAGGTCCGGCTCTACAGTTTCCAGCACGACCTCAATGGCCACCTGCTCCTGCTGTTGCTCCTCTTCCTTCCGTTTCCGCTCAAGTTCTAAGCGTTTTTTCCGCTCCCAAGCCTTCCGATACCAGTAGTATCTAAGCTCCAAATCCTGCGATGCACCGCCGTTTGCTATCGGTGTCCCGATTCCACCAATGCCTTGAACACCATCGGGGAATGCCACGGCAGATGCAGCACTACCGCCATCAGCAACCGCCTGTCCAATCAATCCGTTCCCGGATATGCCAAACAGGATGACATTAGAATCACCAGAACCAACTGAGGTCCCAACTGATCCAGCACTCTCTAATCCATTAGGCAAGGCCGTTGCACCGCCAGAGGCAATAGGTGTCACGACACTTCCCGCTCCCCCCTGTCCAGACGGTGAAGCTATAGCCGCTCCCGATCCAGTAGGAGATCCCACCGAGCCAGTTCCCGCCACACCGGCTGGAAGGCCACTGACATTCGCTTGTCCAATGGCTGTAGGGGTGCCAACCGTTCCCGTCCCAGACACACCAGTAGGCATTATGTTCGCATTACCCTGTGCGACCGAGGTTCCTATAGCCCCGCTACCGGAAACCCCCACTGGGGTTCTGTTCGCATCCCCTTTTGCCGAGGGAGCCCCAATTTGTCCGGTCCCAGATACTCCCGATGGCGATCCAGTTGCATTAGCAGCACCACCAGAAGCCACAGGTGTTCCTACTGCCCCTGTCCCAGACACACCATTAGGGGTTGCATTGGCATTACTGCTTGAAGCCGCTCCCCAGAACTCCGATCCGGTCACGGCACCCAGAACCCCTGTATCCCGGAGGTTCTGAGCCGTAGCGCGGGTGGTCCAGAGCATCACTTAGCTCCGATGGCGAAGGAGCCAACGCTATTGCCAGTGCTGGTCGTGGTCGTCCAATACACCGCATTAATACAGGCATTCGCGCCCACTTTGGGCATCGAGAGCGCCGCGAAGTCTTTAGTATCCGCATAGTTAGCGGCGATGCTCGCGAACGATGCCAGCCGCTTGATCGCCGTGACGCCGAAACTACCTGCGGTGCCCGTGGTGGCACTGAGGGTCACGGAATCTACCGTCTTGATCCACTTGCCCACGGTGCCAGCGGGCGGCTGGATCGGAAGCATGCGGTATGCGGGTGTAGAGGCTGCAACAGTGACGGACACAGACCCAGTGGACGCATCGTTGTAGGTCACGGCGCAAGTGGCGGTGACACCAGTGGAACCCGTGGCGGAATACCATTCCAGACACCACTCCACATCAGAGTAGTCTGAAGCGCAGCGCCCATCGCTCACAGGCGAACTCATCACCGCTCCGGTTGATTGGGCCGTAGTCACAGTCCCATTGAGGCCGCCCATGTGTCCCAATCGGTCAATCAGCCACTTAGCCTGTCCCTGGCTGGTCTGAGCGATGGAGCCCCATAGCAGGCGGCAGGTTGCGCTTCCGGGGTTGACATAGTTCGGATTGTAGGCCCCGAGCGTGGCATTGGTTGGATTTGCCCATGCTCCGGGAGTCGCGCCCGCCGCAGGCGCACCGCCCTCCTGCCAACCGGAATACCAGTTGGAGGCTACGGCGGTGAGGCTGGTCTTGTAGATGTTGAACCGCCCACCCGCGCCTGAATTGCCGCTGGCGGCAAGGGCAGATACAACATCAGAGGTAGTAGCGAAATCAGTCATGGCATAACCATTTAGGAAATATGGATGACTGCGGTTGTTCCAGGAGCGGGTAGTTGCAAGGTCCAGGTTCCGTTGCTGGAAGTGGCAGATGTAAAGGTCAAGATAGCGATGATCTTATTCGATTTACTGCTGTTGTAGATTACCGCAGCATCAGCCGTGATTGAACTAGAGGGCCAGTTTGGATCAGTTGTCCAATCCAGATACCCCGTCGTTCCAGATGTAGCTGAGGTATAACCCGCCATTGTGGTGCCACCCTGGGTATAGCCATTGGCCGTAGCCAATTCCCCAGTCGTGGTATAGGTTGTGGATGTGGCATCGAGTGACGCATTAGCCTGGACATATAGGGCGCACTTATAGACATCATTGGAAGCGTGAACGCCTGCCAGGAAGTCAGCCTTAGCCTGGGTGGGGATGCAAGCAGTAACAGCCATTTAATTCTCCTCCCCTTCTTCTTTTGCCTGGTCTTCAACGGTCATTTCGACACCTTCTGGGTATGCAGTTGCGTCCATTTGTTTCTCCCTATTCAACAGATTCAGCCAGCATTGTCCCATCGGGTTGCTGGGTGAACTTATGTTTCCCAGCCCGGTTGGGGATATTGATATGGATATTAGGCATCACGGGTGGTGCCGGAGGGGTAGGGGGTTCCTGGGGCGTGGGTTCAGGTGCGGGTTCCTGGGGGACTTGGTTATCTTGGGGGTTGCTTGCATTGATTTGCGATGCCATTTCAATATCCTGTTGCAGGGCCGCAAGTTCTTGCTGGTCAGCAAATGCCTTGTTCTCTAACACATTCTTATGCTTCATCATGTCGAGTGCCGCGACGGACTGGGGGTCAAGCTGGTTAATCATCGCCAGCCACTTCTCAAAAATGATGGGGTAGATCGGATCGGTGGGGATCGTCTTTTCAAGAACCTGCATCATCATGTCAGGCGGAGTTGTTTCCGCCTTGGGCTTAGGAACATTCTGAACCTGTGCAATCTGCGCGGCCTGCTGAACCTGCTGTTGCTGGTTCTGTGCCCGGATCTTCTGGACCTCTTCATCGGAGTAGACAATGTTGTCATTGATAATATCAAGGCCCCGGAAGATTTCCTTGGCGACCTCTGCCATGTTGATGTAGTCAACCGAACCGGGAATCTGGCCGAGCGCGGCAAATACTTCCGCGATCTTCTGTGTTGCCATTTCCTTATTCATAAGGCCAGTCACGCCACCCGCATCTACCTGCATATCACCCTTAATCGTCATGTCTGGGTTGTATTGCATCTCCCAGTCATAGAGGGCGCGGATCATGGGCTTCGTAAGATCGTTATCAATGTTGAATACCACGCCCCGCGTGTAGGAATCAGCGGCCCCAAACAGCATGGACATTCCGCCAGCGGTTCGGTTGTGCTGTCCGTTCCCAGCAAACCCAGACGCCATATCTGGCATACTGGTCACTTCCTGCACGAAGTTGCGAAAAATATCCTGAATCAACTTCAGATCGCCCATGATACTTGGAATGACCTTGAACTGGACGGGCTCCTGACTTGCGCCTTCCATGTTCTTGACTGGCCAGATGCCCCAAGGGACAATCTGATCGTATTTAGTCCCATCTACAAGCCTATTAACATCAACAACAAGCTGCGGAGCGGCGGCAATTCCCATGTTCTCTACCATCGCTCGCGCACTGGCATTGATGATCGCCTGGGGATCGGCCATCTTCTCCGGGACTCCCCGGCCCCAAATCTTGTAAGGCACCTTCTCGTAAGGAACGACGAAGAACGGGAGCTTGCCATCGGCGCGGTTGGACACCGTGATCTTGATACAATGGTTCCCGCAGACCCACACATTACTCAGGTGCATCTTATTCAGATCGCCATCGGGAACATCGTGCCCAGCAGCCTTCAACTCACGACCGCTCAGATAGCCCCAGAACTCAAAGACGATATACCGCTTCCCCATCTGCATAGACGCAGACCTGCGGTTGATAATGTCCACACCCGATTCCCAGGGTTCCGCAGACCAGTTCCCGTCCTGGATTTCATTCAGAACAAGGTTGATTTCCTCAGCGTCGAAGTCACCTTCCGCCAGTTCAACCATCTGGTTCTTGTTGAAAACATGCCGATGAATGGCCCACATCGCATCACTGATTGTATAGGCAGCGGGATCTGGATAGAACTCAAACGGAGAAACCCATTCCAGATCGGCGCGGCTATCGTCCTCGCTATCTGAAACCAGAACATACTTCTGCTGTTTCTGGTGGATTCCGATCAGGCCCTTGAGCTTGTCAGAGAAAGACTCCTCCTGGTCCACCAGGACCCACTTCTTCGGCGCGGCAGGGGCGGCGAGTGGCCCCTTGAAGATCATCGTGCCAAAGGTCACAAGATCAAGAACACCCCGGCTGAACTTCTCTTCCCACCGAGTCTCAACCAGATTATCTTTGATTCGGTTCTGCATCCCATCACAAGCCGCCTTTGCCTGAGAAATCACCTGTTTAAACTCTGGAGATATTTCAGGGCTTGCAAGGGCCGCTTCGGGCTTCATGCCCAGCTTTACCAGCTCGGGATGCGGGGTAGGCTTAATGGACCAGGGATAGCCAGCAGGGGGCATCATAACGGCCATCAGACGAGAGTAAGCCGCCATGGTTTTCATTTGCGTGAGATTCACGAAGACGCTAGATGCGCCCTCGCGGAAGGTCACATCAGATCCATAAGTCCCGTTGAAGTTCTGAAGGGCCTCTTTCCAGACAACCTCCTGAAGAACCCGCAGACCCTTGGATACCTCAAACTTGTCCTGG